GCTGAACCTCGGGCTCGGCGCGGCGGCCACCCTCGGGCTCGGCACCGGCGCCAGCACCGTGGCCGCGGGCGACCACGGCCACTTGGGCTACCTCGGCACCGTCGATTGGTCGGCCGCGCTCACCACCTGGCCCTCGGCGAGCTACGTGACGACCTCGGCCCTGGCCGCCCGGCAGTACGTGAGCACGACCGACTTGGCATCCCGGGGGTACCTCTCCACCGTCGACTGGTCCGCGGCCCTCACCACCTGGCCGGCGGCGAGCTACCAGCCGCTGCTCGGCACCGCCTCGGCGGCGCACTACCTGCGGGGCGACTGGACCTGGGGCACGATCGCCGCGGGCAGCGCCGACTGGGCCAACCCCGGGCCCATCGGGAGCGGCACGCCGAGCACCGGCCGGTTCACCGACCTCACGGTCACGTCGAGCTTCACCGCGCCGGCCTTCGCCTCGAGCGGCGCCGACGGCACCCACTACCTCAGCGTCTACAACGTGGGCACGTACGCCGGGGTGGCCACCACCGGGGCGTGGCACGACTCGGCGTTCACGGGGCCGCAGCGCTACAGCGGCTCGGCGTGGCAGGTCTTCTACGGCCCCTGGGGCACCCACGCCCACGGCGGCTCCGAGATCACCACCGGGCTCATCGCCACCTCGCGCCTCCCGGGGTGGCCGTACCTCACCACCTACACCGACACCGTGGGCACCGGGGCCTTCGACCCCACGGCGCGCTACACCTGGAGCACCACACAGACCTTCGGCGGCCTCACCACCGGCACCCCGACGCAGTTCGTCAACCCCCTGCCGGCCGCCTTCGCCGACGGCCACTGGAGCGGCCCGGCGGTGCTCGGCAACGTCGACGCCAACGTCGGCACCGGGGCCATCCTCTACCGCACGGCGGCGGGGCTCTGGAGCCCCTACTCCTGCGCGGTGAACACCACGACGCTGCCGAGCGGCATGGCCTTCAACGCGATCACCACCGCGGCGCCGGGCCTCGTGCTCCTCGACGGCGCGCTCGCCCGCCGCTCGGTCCTGGCGCTGGGCACGTCCTCCACTCTCTACTACGCGGGCACCACGGCCGGGAGCATCGCGCCGGCGGTGCCCGGCACGGCCGGGCATTCGATCGCCACCGTGCTCCTGCGCCTCGCGGAAGACACGTTCCAGCTCTTCTTCGGCCGGGCCTGGGGGCAGAAGTGAGCCGACGGCAGCGGTGGGAGGGGGTGGGGGCCTTCGCGGCCTGGGCCCTCGGCGTGTGCGGGCTCCTCGGCTGGTGGGCTTACCCGGCCCTGTCGGCGAACCCCACTTTCGGCCCCGTGGCCTCGCCCTACGCCGTGTGGGGCCTGCCCACCGTGGCGGCGGCCTGGGGCGTGCCCGCTCCGGTCACGAGCTCCGGCGGCGGCGACGACGTGTGCACCGGCGGGCTCCTCCTGAGCTGGCACATGGAGACCACGAACGTCCTCGGGGGGTCCCCCGCGGGGTGCTCCGTGGGCGACACCACGGTTGCCGTCTACGCCGGCAGCCCCGCGATCTCGTCGGCGACCCGCTCCGACGGCACCTACTCCGCGCGCTTCCCCTCGGCGACATCCCTCTACGCCTTCAGCGTGGCCACCACGGGCGACCTCGCGAAGCCGGGCGCCGGCACGCTGGTGTTCGACGCCTACTTCACCACGCTGGCCTCGGGCGGCGGCTCGGTCGTCAAGTGGGGCGACAGCTCGAACAGCGTCGATTTCTACCTGCTCAACGCCGGGGGCACCGTCTACCTCAACTACACCGGGGGCGGCACGCAGCGTTCCGCGGTCATCGCCTCGGCCTTCCGCCCGCAGACGTGGCAGCGGGTGATCGGCCGCTGGTCTATGACGAGCGTGGGCGGCAAGTACCTGCGGCTCACCATCGACACCGCCACGGGCGAGGGGTCGACCGCGCTGACCACGATGAGCTGGATCCCGACGACGTTCTACGTGGGCGCGGGCGGGGGCGGCGGCGTGCACGTCGACAACCTCCAGCTCTACGACGCCTGGCTGGCGACGAACCCCCGATGAGGCTCCGCCTGTGCGTTGTGCCGCTGCTCCTGTGGGCCTCCTGGGCCCCCGCCGGCGCCCGGCTCTACCCGGCACCCCCGGGGACCACGCAGGTGGTCTTTCTGGGCGATAGCCACACCGTGGGCTACTCGAGCCCCAACAACTTCCCCGACGCCTTCTGCGGCTCGAGCTACGGCGCCTGCTCGAGCTGGCTCAACCAGGGCATCGGGGGCCAGGGCAGCGCGACGATCGCCGCGCGCTTCGCCGCCGACGTGCTCGCCTACTCGCCGCGCTACGTCGTGATCCTGTGCGGCACCAACGACGTCGCGAGCGACGCCCCGAGCGTGTACGTCACCAACGTCAAGGGGATGATCGACACCGCCCTGGCCAACGGGATCGTGGCGGTGGTGGTGTCGATTCCGCCGCGCACCTACACGAGCGACGGGGGCACGCTCAACAAGGCTTACGACGCCCGCAACGCCGCCCTCTCCGCCGAGATCGCGACCACCTACGCGGGGCAGCCCGTGCTGTGGGTCGACGTGCGGAGCCTCCTAGGGCAGGAGCGGCCGGAGGGCGCCGGCAACACCGACCCCGTGCTCCCCAACCTGTGGGACATGCAGCCGGAGCTCGACAGCGGCGACCACGTGCACTACACGGCCGCGGCGCTCCTGACCTTGGGCCAGTACCTCGCCCAGCAGGTGCTCGCGTCGGACCACGTGGAGAGCGGCCGGCCCGCGGCGGCGCGGCCCACCAGCCTGCGCGGGGTGCTCCGGTGATCCTCCTCAGCCTCGACACGAGCGCCTTCGAGATTCTGTCGCGCGAGTGGCCCAAGGCGCACCGCAAGGCCGTCGTGGCGGCCATGAAAGGCGAGGGGTACCGGCTGCACACGGTGCTCCGCAACCGGTTCATGCGCGGCCCGTTCGACCACCTGGCGGCGCCCCTTACCCGGGCCGAGCGCAAGAACTACCGCTCCGAGGTCGGTCGGCTGCGGTGGCTCGGCAACAAGATCGCCTACCGGGTCACCGACCTCGACGGCTTAAACCCCGAGCTCGCGGTGGGCCCGGCCCAGTGGCAGCGCTCCGGGGCCAAAGGCGACATGCGGACGACCCGCAACACCCTGAGCCTCCCCACTCTGATTCAGCTCGCGGTGGGCGGCGGCCACACGGTCACGCGGCAGCAGCAGAACGAGATGGCCTACAAGATTCGTCGGGGGTGGAAGGAGCCCGTGGCCAAGCCCGGCATGGGGCTCCTCGACGCCGCGGCGGCCGGCGGGAAGGGCTGGCGCCGTAAACGAGGTAGCCTGCGGCGCAAGTGGAAGGAGATTCCCCAGGGGATGCTTCCCCGCGTCGGCGCTTCTCTGCGCTGGCCCCACGACCCCTGGGCCACGCGCGTAGAGAACGAAGAGCGCGCCAAGTCGCGAGAGTACATCGCGAAGCTCTACCGCATGAGCCTCGGCGGCGAGCGCTGGGCCCGGGAGTGGTGGACATGAGCGATCCCCTCGCCTTCGGGCCCGTACGTGGGCCACTCGGGAGGTTCGCCCGATGAGCGACGACCGCCTCGACGCCCGCGCCGACGTGCTCGACGCCCTCACGGCCGCCGTGCTCCGGGGCAACCCCACGGTGGCCACGTGGGCCGGCGAAGAGCGCGCGTTCAACCCCGACGCGGCCTTCCCGGCGGTGTACGTGGGCACGCCCCGCGGGTACCCCTCGGCGGTGTTCGGGCCGCTGCTCGAAACGCCGCCCGACCCGGCGGCCCGGTCGGCCACCTACGCCCGCGCCCTCAACGTGGCCGTGTACGTCACGGCCCGGGGCGCCACGGCCACCGACGACGCCGAGATGCTCCTCGAAGAGGTCGAGGCCGTGCTCGCGGGCCGGCCCGTCACCCTCGGGGGCCGAGCCTGCCGGTGGGCGCCGGCCGAGGGCGCCCAGGGCGCCGAGGGCCTCGCGGGCATCGTGCACGACGCCGTCCTCTACGCCCAGCACTGGACCGTGCGGCAGCTGGTGAGCCGATGATGCCCCGTCACCGGTCCCTGGTCCCTGGTCACTGGTCACCGGTCACCGGTCACCGGTCCCTGGTCACTGGTCACTGGTCACCGGTCACGGGTCACCGCTCCTCACCCCTCACGCCTCACCCCTCACGGAGGTAGCGACCATGGCCGTCCTCACCCCCCGCACCCTCACCGCGTTCCTCGTGCCCGAGGTCACCGCCGGCACGCCCGTGCTCCCCGCCACGGCGACCGACACGATCCAGCTGCGCGAGGGCCTGAGCTTCCCCACCCAGCGCACCACCACCACGGCGCTGCGCGAGGTGGCCCAGACCGCGAGCACCACGGGGCTCATCCGCAACCTGCGCGACGCGGGCAGCGTCACCATCCCCACCTACCTGCGGCCCCACGGCACCGCCGGGTCGAAGCCCCAGGAAGACCGGCTGTGGGCCGCGCTCTTCGGCGCCGGGGTCGTGGTGGGGGGCACCAGCGTCACGTACAAGCCGGCCATCGCCAAGAGCCCCCACACCCTGTGGCTGCGGCTCGACACGGGCGCGGTGATGTTCTGCTCGGGGCTCTACGTGAACGGCCTCACCCTGCGCCAGGGCGAAGACGGCCCGGTCGAGGCCGAGTGGCGCGCCGGGTTTCTGAAGCTCGGCTGGTGCGGGTCCGACACCCTGGCCGCCGCCGTCGACGGCACCCCGGCCCCCGCGGCCACCTGCACCGTGCACGACTCGGCCCAGTTCGCCGTGGGCGCCTTCATCCAGATCGGCACCGACCACAACTCGAACGCCGGCTACCGGATCACGGCCATCAACTACTCCACCCACGTGCTCACCGTGACGCCGTCGATCTCGACCGACCAGGCCGAAGACGCCGCGGTGGTGCCGCTCCTGCCCACCGCCACGGCCGTGGGCACGCCGCTCGATACCCGGCCCACCGTCAAGATCGACAACGTGGCGGTCTACTGGAAGAGCTGGGAGATCGGGGTGGACGAGCCCATCAGCGTGCTCAAGGAGGTGACCTCCGACCCGACGCTCGCCGACTACCCCACGGCTTTCGGCCGCTCGGGGGCCCGCACCGTCACGGGCAAGCTCGGGGCGGTGCTCAGGAGCGACGAGCTCAACCGCCTGCGCGCCGTCGACACCGACCGGAGCTTCATCGTCGACTTCACGCAGGAGGCCGCGGGGAGCCGCGTCACCCTCACCCTGGCCCAGGGGCGGTGGAACGTGCCCGAGCTGAGCGCCGGCGACCCGGCGCTGGAGCTCACCATGGACTTCGAGGCCAAGGCCTCGGCGAGCCTCGAGGACGAGCTCGCGGCGGCGTACGTGTGACCGGTGACCAGTGACCGGTGACCGGTGACCAGTGACCAGTGACCAGTGACCGGTGACCAGTGACCAGTGATCAGTGACCAGTGACCAGTGACGCGAGGAGGGAAGACGTGTTCGAGCGAAAGACGTACGACGTGGCGGCGGCCGGCGGCACCGTGAGCGTGCAGCTGCGCACGGCGGCCGAGGTGGCCCGGCTCGACGCGCGCCACCGCAAGGAGGGGGTGCTCGACCAGGTGGCGTTCAACCGAGACCTCTTCGCCGAGTCGGTGGTGGGCTGGGCCGGCCCCTTCTTCGAGGGCCACGAGGCCAGCCGGGCCGAGGCCGAGAGCCTCTACGACGTGCACACCGACCTCGCCAACGAGGTGCTGGGCAAGGCCGTGCTCGCCCGCCGGGCCGACCGGGAGGCCGCCCGGGGAAACTGATCGGCTGCGCCGCCCGGGCCCTCCGGGGCGGCGCGAGCTGCGGCGACTGCCGCAAGGCCTACGCGGGGGCGCCGCCCTGCGCAAGCTGCAGCCGCAAGGCCGAGGGGGGCGACGAGCTCTGGGCGTGCAACGCCGCCGCGTGGGACCTCTGGCGCGACTGCCACGACTGGGGGCGCGACGGCCTGAGCGGGCGCCTGCGGGCCGAGGCGGTGGTGGGCCTCGCGCGGGCCCGGGGCGCCGACGACGCGGTAGAGGCGGTGCTCGACCTCGAGCGCGAGCTCTGGAAACGAAAACTCCTGAAGGGAGGGTGACCCCTGAGCACTCCCGGCGGCATCGACATCCACCTGCGGCTCAAAGACGAGGCCACCCGCGACCTGGGGCGGGCCCTCGGGCAGATCCGCACGCAGGCCGAGAGCGCGATGGGGGTGTTCCGGGGCTTCTCCGGGGCGCTGGGCGCCCTGGGCGTGGGGCTCGGGGCCGCCGAGTTCCTGGGGTTCCTGCGAAACTCGGTGGCCGAGGCCCGCGAGGCCGAGCGCGCGACGCTCAAGCTCCAGGCCGTGCTCAAGGCCACGGGCGGCGCGGCAGGGCTCACGGCGCAGGAGCTGCGGCGCCTGGCCGACGAGATGCAGGCGGCCACGGGCATCGAGAACGACCTGGTGATCGACGCCGAGGCCGTGCTCGCGACCTTCAAGTCGATCGGCCGCGACGCCTTCCCCGAGGCCCTCCAGGCCGCGGCCGACCTCTCGGCCGTGTTCGGGCAAGACCTGAAGGCCAGCACGGTGCAGCTCGGCAAGGCCCTGGAAGACCCCGTGCGCGGCCTGACGGCGCTGCGCCGGGTGGGGGTGAGTTTCACCGCGGCCCAGGAGGCCCAGGTGAAGGCCCTGGTGGCGGCCAACCGCCAGCTCGACGCCCAGCGCCTCATCCTCGGCGAGGTCGAAAGCCAGGTGGGCGGCGCCGCGGCGGCCATGCAGGGGCCGCTCAGCCGGGGCCTCTCCGAGGCGGGCCTGGCGTGGAAGAACTTCAAGGAGGAGGTGGGCAACAGCCTCCCCATCACCGGCGCGCTCGAGGCGATCACCGCCGCCTTCGAGGGGCTGACCGACGCCGTGCGGGCCTACGGCCGCTACGCGCGGGGCGAGGTGCTCAACGCCTTCCCCACGGCCCCGGCCCCCTACCGGTGGGGCGCCGTGACGCCCTGGGCCGACCTCGGCAAGCCCGCCCCCGCAGCCCCGCGGTCGTCCGCGCCGGCCGCCGCCAGGGGCGGGGCCCCCGCTACGGCCCCGAGGGCCGGCGCCCGGCCGGCCTTGAGCAGCCCCTTCTACTCCGCCCTTCCGGGCCAGTGGGGCGGCACCGACTGGGAGGGGCAGCGGGGCGCGGCCGAGCTCGCGGCCCGCCTGAACGCGGCCGCCGCCGTGGCGCGCACCGCCGGGTACTCGGTGGGCTACAGCGCCGACGCCGTGGTGGCCTATTGGGACGCCCAGGCCGCCGCGGTCGACGCCTCGGAGCAGGCGGCCCAGGCCGCGTCGGCTGCCGGGCTCGAACGGTACTCGTGGCAGACCCGCGGCGAGCAGGAGCGCGCGGCCACGGGGCGCACGGGGGCGGCGCTCGCGGCGGGGGTGCTGGGCGGGATGGAGGCCGGCGCCGGGGGCTGGGAGGGCTACAACGCCGGGGCCGTGATCGACTACTGGGACCGGATGGCCGCCGGCGCCGACGCGGCCCTCGACGCCGACAAGGTCAAGCAGTACACCGCGGCCTTCCAGGGCCTCGGCGAGGTGATCGGCGGCACCTCGACGCTCCTCTACCAGATGTACCAGATGAGCGAGGGCGAGAATAAGAAGCTCTTCCGCTGGTACCAGGGCATGGCCGCGGCCGAGACGGTGATCGCCACCTCGCAGGCGATCATGAACGCCTACGCCCAGGCCGGGCCCTACCTGGGCACGGGGCTCGCCGTGGCCCTGGGCGCCCTGGGCGCCGCCAAGGTGGGCCTGATCATGAGCCAGAGCCCCCCCGAGCTCGCCGAGGGCGGCATCGTCACCCGCCGCACGCTCGCCGTGGTGGGCGAGGCCGGCCCCGAGGCGGTGATCCCGCTCTCCCGGGGCCTGCCGGCGCTGGGGGGCGACACGAACGTGGTGGTGAACATCCCGGTGCAGGGGTCCCTCGACCCGCGCCTCTTGCCGGTGGTGGAGGCCACGGCCTACGAGGCGGTGCGGCGGGGCCTCGCCGAGGCCGCGCGCGACAACCCCCAGTTTCGCGCCCAGGTGCGGCGCCTCGCCAGCGGGAGGGCCTGAGCCGTGGCCGGCGAAGCCGACGCGATCTTCCGCCCCCAGTGGGGCGTCACCGTCACCACCGAGCTGCGCACCCTGGTGAGCGACACCGACGCCGGGGGCCTCGGCCTGCGGCGCTCGAAGTGGCAGGCGGCCCGGTACCGGATCCGCTTCACCTCGGCCCACGCGAGCTCGGCCGAGGCCGCGGCCCTCGAGGCGTGGTTCGCCACGAAGAAGGGGAGCCGCACGAGCTGGACGTGGACGTGCCCCAGCGACGGCGTGCTCTACACCTGCCGCTTCGCCGCCGACCAGCTCCCGCGCACCCGGTCGGCCCCGGGCCTCTGGGAGTACGACATCGACCTCGTGGCGGTGGCCACGTGAAGACCCTCGCGGCCGGGTACCTCGCCGCGGCGGCCGCCGAGGCCCAGAGCCCCGTGCTCCTCGTCGCGATCGCCGCCTGGGGCGGGGCGACCGTGCGCTACGCCGCGAGCGACGCGGCCGTCACCTTCGGCGGCAACGCCTACGGCGCCCGGCCTTTCCGCGTGGGCCTGCCCGAGGCGAGCCAGGAGGGCGGCGACCCCCGCGTCACCCTCTCGCTCGCCAACCACGACCTCGCCCTGTCGGCCCTGTGCGCCGCGGCCGACCCCGTGGGCTGCGCCGTCACGCTCACAGCGACCTTTCTCGACGCGCTCACAACCTCGCGCACGCTTCTCTCGGGCCTCGTGGTCGACAGCTACGGCCTCACCGAAGAGGCCTGCACCCTCACGCTCGTGCCAGGCGCCACGGGTCTGCGGGCCCGGGTGCCGGGCCGGCGCGCGGCGCGCACCTGCCCCTGGACGTTCAAGGGCACCGAGTGCGGCTACGCGGGGGCCGACGCCTCGTGCCTGCACACCGACGAGGACTGCGCGGCGCGCACCGGGGGTAGCAACCTCGCCAACTTCGGCGGGTTCCTCTTCCTGATCACGAAGGAGTGGAGTGGGTGAGCTTCTGGAGCGGCTGGGACCCGGTACCCGAGCTGAAGGGGGCCACGCAAGACCTCTTCGCGGGGCGCTTCGAGTCGTTCTTCGGGCGCACCGCCAAGTATCCCTTCGGGATGCACCCCTGGCAGAACTACTTCGACGAGCTTCTGGCGTTCCCCATCCCCGAAGCCAACAGCCCCACCTACACTTGGGACAGCCCCCAGAACCTGCCGGCCTACGACCACCCGGTGCCCGTGGCGTACGGGTGCGCCGACACGGGCGGGCTCCTGCTCTACCAGGGCGGCGACGGCGAGCTCCGCGACGTGTTCGTGGCCGTGAGCGAGGGCACGGTGCGGCGCATCGACGCCGTGAAGGTGAACGGGGTGGCGTGGGAGCTCTTGAAGGGCAGCTCGGGCGAGGGCGCCCGGGTGGCCACCCACCTCGGCACCGGGGCCCAGACGGTGGACAAGCGCTTCACCCTCTGGCGCCATCAGGAGGTGTACGGCGGCACGGCCTGGAACCTCAAGACCTCCGACACGACCGCCGCCGTGGGCACCTTCGAGGTGCTCGAAAACGGCGCCTACGTGCTCGTGAAGCTCGGCGTGCTCTACGCCCTGAACGAGCAGGAGTGGAAGTACGTAGACGCGAAGGTGGAGTGGAAGCTCCAGGCGGCGGGGCTCTGGACCGACGGGGGCACCTTCCGCCTCACGCTCGACCAGGACCAGGGGGGCCTCGAGGAGTGCCGGGTGCCGCTCTTCACTGCGGGCGACACCGACCAGACCCCGGTGCCGTTCACGTACGGCTACACCGAGGGCACCCGGGCCTGCAACCTGGGCAAGCGGGCCGAGCAGGCCGCCTACCGGGTGGTGAAGGACGCCACGGTGCACGTGTTCGACGCGGGACTCTACGACCTGCGGGTCACCTACGTGACACGGGCCAACGGCGGCGCCGAGCGCGAGATCGACGGGCAGCTCGTGCTGGCCTCGGCCGAGGTGGTGGAGACGGCCGGCGGACAGGCCTACCGCCACACGGCCTACGTGGCCGCCACGATCCCCGCCTCGGACCTCGCCCAGGGCTCGGCCACGATCACGAGCCGCGTGGCGGGCCGCGACACGGTAGAGGTGTGGGACGGCTCGGCCTGGCAGACCCGCTGGACGAACAACCCGGTGTGGATCGCGCGGGACCTCTGGCGAAACGCCCGGTACGGCGCCGGGCAGACCGCCTTCGACGACGCGCGGGCGAAGCTCGCCGCGGCCTACTGCGACGCGGCCATCGCCACGCTCGCCACGGCCACCGTGTCGGCCGGCGGGGGCACCACGGCGCTCACCGTGACGGGGCTCGCCTACGAGAGCGGCGACGACGTGCCCGTCGACCTCTCGGGCTACCTCGTGGTGAGCCAGGCCGCCGAGACGCGCCTGTGCGTGTACCACGACCAGACGGGCGGGGTGCTCCACCTCGACCGGGCCTTCGACGTGGCGGCCACCTCGGTCACCGTGAAGGAGCAGCGCTTCCGGTTCGACTACGTGTTCGACGCCGAGGCCGACGTGGAGGAGCAGGCGCGGCGGATCGCGGCGCACTGCCGCGGGGTGGTGTGGCGCGAGGGCGGCACGCTCTCGTTCGACATCGAGCGGGCCCGCGACCCCTCGGCCTTCCAGGCGGGCGTCACGACGATCACCCCCGACCTGATCCTCGAAGGCTCGTTCTCGGCCGAGCGCCGGAGCGAGCGCGACGTGCCCTCGGGCATCGCCCTGAAGTTCCTCGACCCCGACCAGGCGCACCCGAAGCAGAGCGAGATCGTGGGCGACGCCTCGGGCAAGGTGGAAGAGGCCGAGCTCTACGGGTGCCGCAACCCCCGGCAGGCCCGGCGGGTGGGCGCCTACCTCTACAACGCGGCCCGCGCCGTGTGGGTGTGCCGCCTGCGCACGAGCCTCGCCACCGTGGCCCTCGAGCCGGGCGACGTGGTGCAGGTGGCCCACCCGGTGACCGGGTGGGGCTACACCATGACCGACGTGGACGCGCCGGTGCGGAACGCCGCCACCGACAAGGCGTTCGTCATCGTGAGCGTGGCCGACGGCGAGGACGACACCCGCGACTACACGCTGCGCGAGTACGACGCGGCCCTCTACTCCGACACGGCCGACCGGCTCACGGTGCGAAAGGCCCCGAGCGCCTTCGTGAACCCCTTCGCGCCCCCCGCGGCCTTCTCGGCGCTTCGCGGGTCGAATCTGGGCGACCTGACGAACGACGGGGTCTATAACCCCGTGGTCGAGGTGGGCTGGACCCACCCCCAACCCGACGGGGTGGGCCAGGTGGAGCTCTACGGGAGCCGCGACGGCGGCACGAGCTGGCGGCTGCTGGGGCGCTTCGGGGGGCAGGAGGGCTCGGGCCGGGTGACGATTGCCGACTGGTCGGGCACGCTCAAGGTGCTGGCCCTGCCAATCTCGCAGGCGGGCGTGCCCGGGGTGTGGGCCGACCAGCCCACGGCCGACGTGGCGGTGGCGGGGCAGCTCGACTACGTGAGCCGCACCACGGCCGACGTGACCTGGCACGTGGCAACTGCCACCGGCAGCGACACCACGGGCGACGGGTCGAGCGGGGCGCCGTGGCAGACGATCGCCAAGGCCGTGGCGGCCGTGCCCCGGCGCATCGACCACGCGGTGCGGGTACAGCTGGCCACGGGCACCTACCGGGAGAGCGTGCGGATCGAGGAGCGAGTGGGCGGGGGGAGCCTCGCCCTGGCGCCGGAGACGGCGGCGAGCCCCGTGATTCTCCCGCCCACGAACCCAGGCTCTTGGGCCGCCACGACCGCGTACGCCTACGACCGGCACGTGGTGGAGTACAGCAACGGCATCTACTACGCCTACCGGGCCGTCGTGGGCGGCACGTCGGGGGGCTCGGAGCCCACCTGGCCGACGACCGTGGGGGCCACGGTGACCGACGGCACGGTGACGTGGCAGTGCATCGGCGAGAGCAGCGTGCTGCTGGAGCTGCCCGCGGTGTACCTGAAGCGCTTGGGCTGCCGGGTGCTCGTGGAGGGCCTGGAGCTCGTTTCGGACGAGGCGAACGGGGGGCACCTGGTAGAGGCCCGCCACTGCGAGCGCCTGCACCTGAAGAACCTGGCGGGCGGGTACGAGGGCACCTTCGACCTCGGCGCGCAGTGCTTCGTGTACGGCGAAGACTCGACGATCACGGTCGAGGGCCTGACGAACGCCGCGGGCCGCGACCCCATCGAGTACGGCTACGACCTCTACCGCTGCACGGTGCACGGGTACCACCCCGTGGGGCACTACCAGATCACCGACCCCCGAGACAACGTGCTGGCCACCTCACAGGGAGAGGTGCTCGCGGCCAGCGACGTGCGGGTGCACGGGGCCGCCGGGGGCGCCGACGACACGGAGGCCTTTCAGAAGGCCCTCGACTGGGCGGCCCTGAACGGCGGCGAGGTGTGGATCCCCCCGGGCACGTGGACGATCAAGCCGGCCTCGGGGGTGACGACGACCCGCTCGATCGGCGTCTCCGACGGCCTGCTCCTGCCCGGGTGGACCTATGAGGTGATCGGCACGGCCGGGGTCGTGACCTACGACGGCACGGCCTACGCCGTGGGAGAAACCTTCGAGGGGGTGTTCGGGGTGACGGGCTGGGCCGGGGCCGCGGTGACGGGGGCGACCCAGGCGAACCCGTGCGTGGTCACGATACCGGGGCACCGGCTGCAGACGGACGACCCGGTACGGTTCACCCACCTCGTCGGCATGACCGAGCTGAACACCGGGACCTTCACCGCCACGAGGCTGACCGACGACACGATCTCGATCGGCGTCGACTCGTCGGGCTACGGGGCGTACACCTCCGGCGGCTGGGCCTACGGCGACGCCGAGCCGGCCTTCCAGGTGGCGGTCGCGCTCTACGCCTCGGGCCAGAAGACGCGGATCCGCGGCGCGGGCAAGAGCTCGATCCTGCGGATCGAGGGCGCCGGGGTGGGCCTCGGCCTCCTGGAGGTGCCGGCCCCCGCCCTGGGCGAGCGCACCATCGTCTGGTACGCCGACCTTGACGCCTTCGTGCTCAAGGGCGACGGCACGAGCTCGCCGCAGATGGGCCTGATGGCCGAGTACTGCTGCTACTACGGCCGCTCGGGCAACGTCTACCTCTGGGACCTCGCCGTGGGCGCGTACCTGCACGAGTGCTGGAACTGGCACACCGAGCGCCTGGAGCTCGAGGGCGGCGGCCGGATGGACGCCGGGGCCGTGCTCGAAAACGCCAACCAGATGGTGATCGGCAACCTCTACACCCATCAGATGCGCCAGGGGCTGCGCGTCACGACGTACACGGCCCACGGGGGCAGCGTGGGACAGCCGGCCACGGTGTGCGAGGAGACCTCGATCGGGCAGTACAGCGGGCCCATCGTCAAGGTGGTGAGCGCCACGGAGTTCCTGCTCTACCCGGCCGTGAAGAGCGCCACGACCACGCTTGCGGCCGGCGACTGCCTGGTGGACGGCACGACCACGACGATGAACGCGCGGCTCTGCGAGCTCGTGGGCGGCGTGGGGGTGCTCGCCACGTCGGCCGAGGGGCTGTGGATCCACGGGGGGCAGGTGGGCCACCGGGGCTCGACCGGGATCGAGCTGGTGGTGGCGGGCACGGCCGGGAGCCAGAACGTGGGGCCGGTGGTCGTGAAGGGCGAGTTCGAGGGGCCGGCCACGGGGGTGAAGGTGCGCCGGGCGCCCTACGCCACCTCGGGCGAGCTCCGGGGGCTCGACGTGCAGATCACCTGCTGGGCGGGCCGCGACGGCAGCGATACGCACTTCGGCCGCCGACACGGGGTGGTACTCGACTACGTGCGCGCCGCGAAGATCCACGAAGCGGCCCTGAGCACGCGGTCGCTCACGGCCACCGTGAATGTGACGGGGGCCTACCAGGAGAACCCCTGTCGCCTCACGCTCGCCTCCGACGCGGTGCAGACCGGCGACGAGGTGTACCTGACCCTCGGCACGCCGGCCTCGTTCACCGGCATGTACGAGCTGAACGGCCGGTGGTTCACGGCTACCCGCACGGGCTCGGCCGAGATCACCCTGGACGGCGAGGACGCCACGGCGCACTCGGCCTGGGTCTCGGGCGGCACGGTGAAGCGGGCGAAGAGCCGCAACCACTGCGTGTGGATCAAGGACACCTGCCACGACGTGACGATCGAGAACGCGACCTACGACCACAACGAGCAGAACGACAAGGTGCGCGACGACCAGGTGCGCCCGCTCGCGGGAACGTCGTCGGCCTTCGTCTTCCAGAACGTCGACGGCCCCACCCTGGCGAGCTGGTCGGGCCTGACCTCGAGCATCAGCCCCCGGCACGTGCAGGTGTCGCGCGGGGTGCGCACCTTCTCGGCCGGCGACGACTCGGAGGCGCGGTGGCCCCGGTTCGTGCGGCTCCGCTGGATCTTCGCTTTGAACGCCATGCCCCTGAACGGCGCCCTCTTCGCCGCCGCCATCGACCGGGGCGGGCGCTTCCCGAACTGGACCTACACTCCGAACCTCTCCGCCGCGGGCCTCTCGCGGGTGACGTCGGGTTCGGCGCTCACGATCACCGGGGCGACCCAGGCGAACCCCTGCCAGGTGACCGTGAGCGGCACGGCGCCGGCCACGGGGAGCGTGGTGTGGATCGCTGGAGTGGGGGGCATGACGCAGCTCAACGGCGCCCTCTACACGGTGACGAACACGGGGGCCAGCACCTTGACCCTCGATGGGGTCAACGCCACCGGCTACGGGGCGTACACCTCGGGCGGGACCGCCCTGGTGCAGGTGGCCCCGACGATCCGCCACGAGATGCTGTGCCCGGTGTCGGCCGACGGGTTCGTGACCGTGCAGGTGTTCGCCCCGCCGGCGTCGGGGTGGGACGTGGACGTGACCCTGCAGCAGACAGGGTCGGAATACTGAGGGAGGACGACGACATGGACGTGGCGCGCGAGGTGGTGGTGTTGGCTATGGGCGTCGGCGCCACACTGCTCGGCCGGTGGGCCTGGGATCGGGCGAAGGCCCCCGACCGGGCCGAGGCCGCCGCCCGGGAGGCCGACGAGCGCCTCCGGCAGGAGCTCGCCCGCTATGGCCGCCGCACCGAGGACCGCTTCGTGCTCCGCGAGGTGTGCCAGCGCTGCCAGGTGGACCAGCAGCACCAGGGCGAGGCCGTGGCGCGGCAGCTCGAAGACCTGAAAGAGGAGATGCGCCGGAACTTCACAACCGTGTTCGACGAGCTCCGGCGCCTGACGATGGGGCTCAACGGCCACGGGCCGCCGAAGGGAGGCCAGCCGTGAGCCCCGCCTGCGACGGGTGCACGGCGCTTGCGCGGGAGCGGCGCGACTGGGCGAACGAGCTCGGCAACTACGCCCAGCTCCTGGCGCTTGCCGCCGACCGCGAGAACTGGGGCAGCGTGGAGGCGGTGATCGACCGCGTGCTCGAGCTGCGGCGCCGGATCGGGGGCGGACTATGACCACGAGCGAGGCGGGCCGGGCCTTGATCCGGCGCCACGAGGGTTTCAGGGCGCTGCCCTACCTGTGCCCCGCGGGGCGGCCGACGATCGGCTACGGCCACGTGATCGCCCCAGGCGAGCGGATCGACCGGGTGACGGAGGACGAGGCCGACCGGCTCCTCGCCGTGGATCTTCGGCGCGTGGAGGCCTCCCTGCGCGACCTCGTGCGCGTACCCGTGACGCAGGGGCAGTGGGACGCCCTGGCCTCGCTCGCGTACAACGTGGGCGTTGGGGCGCTGGGCGCCTCGACTCTGCTGCGCAAGGTCAACGCGGGCGACGTGGCCGGGGCGGCGGCCGAGTTCGGCCGCTGGGTACACGCGGGCAAGAGAGTGCTCCCGGGGCTCGTGGCCCGGCGGGCCGACGAGCGAAACCTCTTCGACGGAAGGAGCACGGCATGAACTGGAAGAAGGTGGCGGGCAAGTGGGGGAAGTGGGCCTTTGGCACCGCCGCGGCGGGCATTGCGGCGGCCGCGAGCCAGGGCGCCGACGTGACCGACCCCCAGGTGGCGGCCCAGGTGGCACTGACGGCGCTCGTCGCGGGCTTCCTCGGGGCGGGTCAGAATGCCTGGAAGCACCGGGCCGCCTCCGCCTCGGACTGACCCTACCGGGGAGCTTGGCGGCCCGGGGCCGCCGCCTCCCGGCCCCTCCGCCGGGCTCCCGGACCTCGTGCGCTGCCGGTGCGGCCGGCCGGCCATGTTCATCTGGCGGGGCTGGCTGGGCCGCTACCACTGGTGCGTGCCCTGCCTCGACCGGATGGTGAGGAAGGCACTGCGCCGCCAGCGATCTTGAGAGGTCCCCGACGGCCCTCGGCTCCCCGCCCCGGGCCGCTTACCCCCTGGCTGCCCCCCTCCTCCGGCGGCCCGGGGGCTTTTTTGTTGCCGGGCGCTACAGCGGGAGGCCCGGAGCCTCGGGCGGCGGGAGGAGCGAGTCGCGGCACTGGAGCCAATCGGCGACGTTGCGCTCGGTGGCCGTCGCCGTGACCGAGCCCCGGCGCCCCGTCACCCTGGCGCGCACCTCCCGGGCCACCGCGAGGGCGCGCAGGAGGCCGGGGCCGACCTCCACCGAGAAGACCTGGTCGCCCGGGGCGCCCGGTGCCAACGGGCCGCCGTAGAGGGCGAGCCGTTCGCCGTCGACCACGAGCGTCAGCGTCTCGCCAGGGGCCAGGCCCAGCGGGGCGGGCGTGCGCACGAGCACCCGCAGCAGATAGAAGGGCGCCGCCCCCTCGGGCTGGGCGCGGAAGGGGTCGAGGCGGATCCGCCCCGGCCCGCCGCCGTCTTGCGGCAGGTTGAGCGTGCGGCACCAGGCGTAGGCGGCGCGGTCGAAGTCGTCGACCCAGGCCTCGAGCTCCGCCGCGTGGGCGCCGCCCGGCAGCAGCAGGGCGGACAGGAGCAGCGCAGCAGGCAGCGAGAGCAGGTTCACGGGCGATCTCCTCCTGAAGGCACGAAGCAAGCGCCGCGAGTCTGCCACCGGGCAGGCCGTTTCTCAAGGGCGGCGTCTCCGCCGCAACACCACCCGAGCTAGCGCCCTGCTAGCTTGACCCCAAACGAAAGGGCCCGGGCAAATCGCCCGGGCCCTTTGTGTCCGTAGTGGTGAGCCGTGAAGGAATCGAACCTTCAACCTACTGATTAAGAGACTCTTGTAACCTGTACCCTTGTTGCCCTGCGTCTACTCCATGCCTTCGGAATCCACATTCACGCTTCCCTTGCCGCAGCACGAGACCGCCCGAGAGTTTGACGGATTTTGCTAGCTCGTGCTAGCTTGCTGCTAGCTTACCCGGCGGGAGGCCATGGCAAGAGTCAAACTCTCGAAGCGCTACTGCGACACCGCGACCCACGAGGGCAAGCCCGGCTCTCTCGACGTCCGCTGGGACGAGAGCCTCCGCGGCTTCGGCCTGCGGGTGTACCCAAGCGGCCGGAAGGCGTGGGTCATCTTCTACCGCACCCCCGAGGGGCGTCAACGGTTCCACTCCCTGGCCCCCTACGAGCACCTGGCCCTCGACCAGGCCCGCGACGAGGCCAAGGGCGCGCTCGGGCGCGTGGCCAAGGACAAAGCTGACCCCGCCGAAGAGCGCAAGGCCGCCCGCCACGGCGACACGGTGGAAGACCTCGTGACGCTCTACGTGGAGGAGTGGGCCAAACCCCGCAAGAAGACCTGGGCCGAGGACGAGCGTCAGCTCAAGCTCGACGTGGTGCCCACCTGGGGCTCGCGCCGCATGGTCGACATCAGCCGGGGCGACGTGCGCGCGCTCCTCGAGGGCGTGGTGAGGAGGGGCAGCCCGGTGGCGGCCAACCGGCTCCTTGCCGTGCTGCGCACCCTGTTCGGCTTCGCGGTGGACCGCGAGCTCGTCGAGCACTCGCCCTGCGAGCGGATCCGCCCGCCGGCGAAGGAGCTGCGGCGCGAGCGCGTGCTCACGGCCGACGAGATCCGCACGCTGTGGGCTGGCGCCCAGGGCGACACGGGCCGAGCCCTGCGTCTGATCCTCGCCACGGCGCAGCGCCCAGGCGAGGTGGCCGGCGCCCACTGGCGCGAGATCGAGGGCGGCTGGTGGACGATCCCCCAGGAGCGCCACAAGGCGAGCCGCTCGCACCGCGTACCGCTCGCGGCCCTCGCCCTCGACGTGCTGGGCAAGCAGGGCAGGGGCTACGTGTTCCCCTCTCCGGGCAAGCGCAAAGGCGCGGCCCGCCACCTGACGCTCTACACGCTCGACCACGACGTGGCCGCCCTTCTGCCCGTGCTCAAGCTCGACCACTTCACGCCCCACGACCTGCGGCGCACGGCGGCCACACTGATGGCAGGGCAGGGGGTGCCCCGCCTGGTGATCTCCCGCATCCTCGGCCACGCCGAGGGCGGCACCACATCGATCTACGACCGGCACAGCTACGACGCCGAGAAGCGCGCAGCGCTCGAGGCGTGGGAGCGGTGGCTCGTGGCCCTCCTGAACCATACTCCTTCAACGGTTGCCCCCTGACGCCCAAATGGTTCAAGACGCAAGAGTGCGGTTTCATTGCACTCTTGCTGCGCCTTGAACCATTTGAACCCTTTGAATCGACTTCGCGGGTTTTCGGATATGGAGTGGCCCTTGTATTTGATAATAACAACGAGCCTTCAAATGGTTCATGCTCGCGAGACGCTTAGGGAAAATGGTTCAAGAGTCTCGCCCCGGAGGCACGATCCTCCTCGCCTCTACCGACACGGTGGCCGCCGACCCCACCACGGCCGGCGGGTCCTCCCTGGCCCCTGCCGATCCTCGATTACGGCCAGCTCGGGGTATGGCTACGGGTGGGGCGATTTGCGGAGCGGAAAAACGGAAGGCCTCGGCAAATCGGCCACTGGCGCGGGTTTGTCCGTGCGGTGGGGCAGGGAAAGAGAGGTGCAGTGCGCCTCGGCGCTTATCGGCAGAATTGCCGCTCCGGGAGCGACGCAAAATACCCGCCGCCCGACCAAGGGCCGAGGCATGTGCCGTGCCAACACTGCCTGTGTCAGGGCCTGGGCGCTCGGTAAACCGCACTCGCGGGGGCGCGCACGATCTTGTACTTCAGCTTCTGGTTGTCGGTCTCCTCGACCTCGATTGTCCAATCCTTGAAAACGATCTCCTTGGATTTCGACAGATCGTAGGTAGCCTGCTGGAAAAACGGGCTTCTGGCGATCCCGTCCTGCGTGTACTCACGATAGGTGAGGTGCAAGATGCTGGCTTCGTTGCCTGAGTACAGCAGCTCTTGCCACACCGAGTGCGCCGCCCTGACCGGCCGCGCCTTCCTTTTGAATAGAACGCGCGTGAGCCCGACGGGGCGGGCCATGGTCTCGTAGCACCCGATCTCGACAATCGAAGAGCCAACCGTGGCAACCCCTGCCTCCCCCTCTGTCGGCTTCGAAGCGCGCACGCATTCGTAGCGCCAGCCGCAGCCGGATCCGGCAAGAGCCACCAGTAACAAAAGCAGCACGGGCATAGGTCCCCCTCCTTCTTCCTCGGGGCTGGCTCCGGGTTGTTCAGGGGCTGCCGAGCTGCCAGCCGAGGCTCCGGCGCGCCCTTGTGCTGCCGCGCTTAGCGGCAAGGAGCCACTCCTGGCTATCCACCACCAGCAAAACCTTCTCGCGAATTCGACGGGCAATCTCTAAAGAACGCTTACATTTAGAGGCCGTGAACCGAGCACATCTGCCGCCGGCACAAACTCTCAGCGTCGCATCCCTGCCGCCTTCCGTACCGCCCCATCCTGGGGCTCTCCGCCCTCCGCCCTCTGCGCTTCCGGCGAGGCGCGTGCCCCTTCGAGCTCGTTGAGGCGGGCCAAAGCCTGGGCGTGCCCCAGCACAACAGCCTGCTGGTCAAGGGTAAGGTTGCCCCAGCACGCGAGGAGGTCCACTTGGGCAGGGTTGGTGGTGAACACACCGCCCGTCTTGCCGGGCGTCGCCATCCCCGCGCTGGCCGGTTCCGCTATGCGGCTGGTCTCTTCAACCGCCATATCGATTGCCGGGCCTTCTTCGCCCAGCAACCAAGACAACGGCCTCTCTGCCGCCGCGCAGATGCGCAACGCCATCACGATCCCCGGTTCGCCCTCCTTGGCCGCCAAGGACGTCAGCGAGGAATAGACAACGCCTGCCTTACGGGCAAACGCAGCCCAGTTCCCGCCCGCGGTCCGGTGCACGGCCTCGTCTAGGCGAGCGCGCAGGCCGGGCAGGCGGAGGCCCTCTTTCCGCGGCACGCTATTTTCTCCGTTGCAACGTTATTTGTCCTTGACACGTTACGTCGTAACGTCTACGTTGTAGCGTAGAAGTTACGGCAAGGCGCTAAACCGCTTCCCAGGAGTCACCCATGTCTACCCACCTCGTCCCCTTCGCCTACGACGACCGCCTCATCCGCACGCAACTGGACGAGGAGGGCGCCGTCTGGTTCGTCGCCAAGGACGTCTGCGACCTTCTGGGCATCCAGAACGTCAGCGACGTCATGGCCAAACAGGTGGACGACGACGAGCGGCGCTATGCCAAAATCTACCCACCTCAGCGTCCCGATGGCGTCGAGGTCAACCTGCTCTCCGAGTCCGGCGTCTATACCCTCATCCTCCGCTCCAACAAACCCGAGGCCCGGCCGTTTCGCCGCTGGGTCACCCACGAGGTGCTTCCGGCGCTGCGGCGCACGGGGGCCTATGCCGTGCCGCGGCCGGCCACGGGGCCCGAGGTGCTCGACCGCGCCGCCCGCGAGCTGCGGGGCGCCCGGCGCCTGGCGCGCGCCATCGGCTACCGGGGCGCCGACGAGCTCCGCCGGGCCAACGCGGCCGTGCTCGCCTCCACCGGGCTCGACTGCCTGGCCTACCTCCAGGTAGAGGCCGACGAGCTCGCGCCCCCGCCGCCGGCCCCCGCGCTCGACCTCGTCCCCTTCGTCTCCCAGCGCTGCCGGCACGACCTGCGGGCCGACGTCGAAGCCACGGCGCTCTATCACGCCTACCGTCACTGGGCCCACCAACAGGGCGAGGCACCGGCCAGCCAGGGCACCTTCGGCCGCACCCTGCAGGCGCTGGGCTTCCGGCGCAGCCGGGGCACCGGCGGCCGCCACCGCTACCACGGCCTCGACCTCGCCCTGTAACCACGACGCTACAGGATGCCCATGGAACCGCGAAAGATCAATGCCCTGCTCGTCATCTCCGACTCCTCCCTCGAGGAGATCGCCGCCGAGGCCCAGGCCAAGGTCGCCACCGTCAAGGCGGTGGTCTACGGCCTGCGCCGCACCGGGCCCCTCGCGCGGCGCGTCATGGAGGCCATCGAGCACAAAACCGGCAAGAGCCCCGACGAGCTCTGGGCCGCGTAGGCGCCCCGGGTTTCCGGCATGCTGCCCCAAGGCAGGCCCCCGGGGTTGACGAAAACCGAGCCACCCGTTCCGCGAGGATCAGCCGTGTCGCACGCCGCGCACTATCCCAGCCAGCACACCCAAGGCTTCGCGTCGCTCCTCTACGTGGTGTTCGTGCTCGAGAAGGGCCACCGGGTCGACCGCGTGGCCCCCCAGCTCGACGTGGCCCCGAGCACCCTCTACGAGTACATCCGCGGCACCCGCGTCTTCCCGCCCGACCTCCTCGCGCCCCTCTACCTGGCCACGCGCGAGCGGCGGTTTCTGGCCTTCTTCCTCGACGAGTGCGACGTCGAGTTCCACGCGCTGCCCGAGTGCCAAGGCGACCCCGACGTCGGGTCCCTTCAGCAAATGATCCGCGCCCAAGAGCGCTTCCTCGGGCTGCTCAAGTCCTACGCGGCGGCGCGCCAAGACGGCGCCGTCACCCGCAGCGAGATCGTGGAAATCGAGCGCGAGTATTACGAAGCCCAGGCCGCGCTGGCCCAGCTGCTGGCGTGCGCCAGGGCCGAAGCGCGCCGGCCCGGGAGGGAGGGCTGAGCCATGACCCACGCCGAAGCCGACCGCCTCATTCGGATGCCCCTTGACGAGTACCAGGCGCTTCTTCGCGCGACACCCACAGCCGAGCTTGGGGCCCTGATCGCCGACGCGCACGCGGCCTTCCGGCGCGAGCGCGAAGGGTTTCTTTCCCAGCTCCGGTTTGATCGTCCTCCCCGGGCCGAAGGCGAGGCTCAACCATGAGCCAGCCCCAGCCCTCCGCGGCGGCGCTCGCCCTCGCCGAGTTCATCGAGCGAATGATCGACGCCAAGCTCGACGCCCTGCGGCCCCAGCTCGTGGCCGCGGCGCGGGCCGAGCAGCCCGAGCCCCTCGACCCCGACCAGGAGCTCACCGTGCGCGAGGCCGCGGCCCTCCTGGCCCTGTCCCCCAAGACCTTGAACACCTGGCGCCGCCGGCCCCCCGAAGGGGGCGGCCCGAGGTTTCGCAAGCACGGGCGAAACGGCCAGCCCGGCGGGCGCGTCACCTACCGCCGCGGCGACCTGGTGGCCTGGGCCGCCAGCCGGGGGCGCACGAACACCAACGCGGCCTGACCCCCCCAGGCCGCCGGCGCGGGACAGGCGCCGTGACTGTACCCGGGGGCGCTGCCCTCCCCCCGGGGTTTCACCAAAAGATGAGCCGGCTCGGGCCCCGTAAGGCCCGGCCCAACCACCACCAGGAGGTGCCCGCATGAGCCCCGCCGCCCTTGCCCGCGTAGGCCAGCCGACCCGCAAGCGCCGCCGCCTCCTCACCGAGCGGGGCGAAGAAGTGCTCGGCCTCCTCTCCATCGTTGCCGCCGTCCTCGCGATCCTGGTGCTCCCGTGAGCCCCTGGGTTGCGGGGCTCGCGGGGCTTGTCTGCGGGGGCACCTTTGGCGCCCTCGTCATGGGTCTCCTCGCCGGCCGGCGCGTGGCCCAGGCCGACGAGAGGGCCTTCCGGTGGCGGCTCAGGGCGCTCGGCCTCGGCTACCGCGAGCCGCAGCCATGAGCGGGGCCACGCTGCACTACCTCCGACACGGCTTCCCCTTCGCCGAGGCCGAGCGCCGCATTCTCGAGTGGTGGCACCGCGGCTACGTCCTCGCCTCCGACCTTGGCACCCGCACCACGCGCCTCCTGCGCCGCCCCAAGGAGTGAGCCATGTGCCACGAGCCCACGCCCCAGCCCTCGGCCCCCGCCACCGACTTCGAGCGCCTGCTCGAGCAGGTGCTCGGCCTGCTCCGGCGCACGCGCCAGCGGGCCGAGGCCGCCGAGGCCGAGCGCGACCTCCTGCGCGCCCGGCTCCACCAGGTGGTCGGCCCCCGGGGCGCCCAGGTGACCCCGTGACTTTGGGCGAGGTGCGCGACCTCCTGGCGGGGCTGCGGTGCCCCGAGCTCGACCGGCTCGCCCCCCTGCCCGACGCCCGCCCCGTCGAGGTCACCACCAGCCTTGGGCGCGTGCCCGGGGGCCTGTGCCTCGGCGTGGCCGTCGAGATCCCCGGGGCCCGGCTCCCCAAGGGGCGGGCATGAGCGACCGCACCCTCTACACCCGCTACGGCCGCCACACCGTGGCCGTGCCCCGCCTGCGGGTGGGCGACGCCGTCTCGTGGGAGGCCTACGCCGGCGGCGCCTGGCGCACCTACCGGGGGCGGGTCGTGGCCGTGCTCCCCGCCGGCACCCCGTGGGAGGCCGTGCAGGCCCAGCACCGCCCCGGGCGCACCCTCAGCTTCGCGCCCCCGGCCGACCCCCGCGACCACCGCAGCTACCTCGTCGAAGTGCCCGCCGTGGGCCGCGCCTTGCCCCGGCTCTACTGGCCCCGGGTGCCCGCATTGCAGCGCCTGGCCCCGGTTGTGGGGCCCCGGGGGGCGAGCCCGGAACGGGGTTCGCGCCCATGACCTGGCCCCACGCCGACCCCGAGCTCACGGCCGAGCGGCTGCGCGAGCTCGCCCAGCGCGAGCACAAGTGCCGCTCGTGTCTCTACGGGGGATGGGGTCCGGGGCTCGCCGAGAGGTGCCTGCACCCCGGGCACAAGTGCTGGGACGCCGCGCGGCTCACCATGGCGGCCCTGGGCTGCGCCGACCGCGTCAGCCGGTACGACAAGCTCGGGCCCGACGACCCCACGCCCGTGCCGCCGGTGTGCTTCGCCGAGTACCACGATCGCCGGCACTGCGAGCGCCTGGCGGCGCGGCGGGGCGAGCCGATGAAAGAGGCCGCATGAGCGCTGAATTTGGAGGAAGAATGGCCTGCGAATACGTCCGAGACTACTACGGGGTGCCGGCCGAGATCGGGCGCCGGGTGATCGCCTACGGGCGGCCCGGAATCATCGCGGCGGATCGGGGCAACTACATCGGCGTCAACTTCGACGACGCCAAGCCCGGATGCATCGACAACTGCCACCCCACGGATCATGTCGAATACCTCGAAGAGTTCGGCAAGATCCGACAGATGACTCGATCCCAGGAACGCTACCAGGACTACATCAACAGCGACTGCGGTTACACCTTCGCCGAGTACCTCGGCATTCGTTGACGCGAACGCCCGGCCTCGCGCGGCGGCCCAGAAAGGATAGAACCATGGACGAGCCGAAAAACGGAACAACCCAGGCTGGTGCCGCTCCCGTGCAGGGTGGGGTTATCTGTTCAGGCGTCGACGAATGGGGCTGTGGCAATTCTCCGTGCCTGCACGTCATGGAGCACTGGAGGGCCGGCTCGTGCGGCATGGGCAAGTGCGAAGCATGGGATTCTCAGTGTGAGTGCGTACCTGGAGGTTGAGATGATTCGCGTCTTCCCGAGGCGTACGAAGTGGACCCCTACCGATGACCTCGCGTTCGTCGGCTACCCGCCGCTGTTTCGCCCACCGGAGCAGCCGGTTCGAGTCTCGGTGACGTTCACCTGGGACCTCCCGGAAGGGACACGACTGGCGAAGGCGTGGGAGGCGTACTACTCGGACGTTCAGCTTGGCGGCCCGGCGTTCGGAGATCCCGGCGGCGAGTTCGAGCCGGGGCGGTTCGTCGTGCCCGGAGTGACGATCACCTCCCGAGGATGCCCCCACCAATGCCCGTGGTGCTACGTGCCCAAGCGCACGGCGGGCGTTCGGGAGTACCCGATCCGGGACGGCTGGATCGTGCAGGACGACAACCTCCTGGCGTGCTCCAGGCCGCACATAGAGGCCGTGGCCGAGATGCTCCGCCGACAGAAGCGGGCCGTTCACTTCGCGGGCGGCCTGGATGCAAGACTTCTGAGGGACTGGCACCGGGAGGTATTCGATGGCCTTCGGGTAGCTGAGTTGTGGTTCGCCTGCGATTCCAAGTATCGCCTGCCCGACCTGGAGCGAGCCGCCAAGATTCTCGACGGGATCCCGGAGCGGAAGCGCCGCGCGTACGTGCTTATGGGCTTCGGAGACGAGAGTCTCGACGAAGCGGAGCGGCGCGTGGAGCGCGTGTATGAACTGGGGTTCCTCCCGTTTGCCCAACTGTACCAGGGGATGGAACGCCAGGAGTACGGTCGCGAGTGGCGCGCCCTGGCGAGGAAGTGGAGTCGGCCCGCTGCGTACCGCCGGGCTGCTTGAGTAGCAATCGAACGCGAGGGCTCAGGAGCGGGGCTTGTCCCTGTCGCCTGGAGCCCCTGGTTCGCTGGGTTGGAGGACGGAACATGGCAACGATGACAGTTCAAAAGCTCATCTCCGAACTAAGGAAACACCCCCAGCGGGCTTTGGTGGCATGGCGCGACCATGACCAATCGTCGGACGAGGTTAATGGGTTCGTCCATGGGGTCCACGACGGAGAGCCCGAACTTCTGGCGGCATACCCAGAGATGCTTGAAGGCCGCCGCTGCAAGAAGATCGTCGTAATATCGTGATAGCGAACGCCCAGGCTGTGCGGCTTGGCCGCAGAAGGACTGTGTAGATGAGCACAGAAACTGGACCCCTCTACAAAAGATTGTGGCCCGAAGAAAATGGGGTTGCGGCCAAGTCCGAACCAGCCTCTTGTTCGGTGCCAATTCACCAAACGATATACGAGCACGGAGGCTCGCGCATCTGGCTCGACAAGGCGGACGGCGGCCGTGAGAGACGCGCGCGGACCGAAGGTCCGCCTGGAAACGGTGGTTCTGCCCCGCCGCCGATCGAGTGGAAGCGGCATAACGACCGCTGCCTTTTTGGCTTCGTGGCCGGGGAGAAGGCGTTCCGCATCTCCGAGCACTGGACGGGCACGTGGCTCGACAAGCTGGACGGCAAGAGCGTGCCGGTGGTGTGCCGTACGGTACAGGAAGCCCAGGAACACGCCCAAGGAATGATGTAGGGGCAGAACGCCCCGCGTAACCGTGTGGCGAAGCCATCCGGTTCACGCGGTTGTTAGGGTTCGTGAGCGACCATGCTTGAACTAAGCCTTTTTTCTGGTGCCGGCGGTGGACTTCTAGGTTCGAAGCTGCTGGGCTGGAGGACGGTGGGATACGTTGAGAAAGACGACTACTGCCAACGAGTTCTTGCCGCTCGCATTCGGGACGGCTTTCTCCCCGAGGCCCCCATCTTCGGCGATATCCGAGCATTCATCGGTGAGGGGTACGCCGAATGCTATCGGGAAATGGTTGATGTTGTTACCGCCGGTTTCCCCTGCCCTGTCAACTCCCAGGCCGCTCGAGGCCGGAATGTTGCGGAAGACCTCTGGCCCGAAACCGCAACGGTGCTTCGCAAGGTACGACCGAAGTGGGCGTTGCTGGAGAACGTGCCAGGGATCGCTGCCGCTGGAAGGGGCCTCGGACGTGTTCTCGGGGACTTGGCCGCGCTCGGGTATGCAGCGAGGTGGGGATGCCTTTCGGCTGGCGCCATTGGAGCCCCGCATCAGCGCGCCAGAATCTGGATCGTGGCTCGCTACCCCGACTGCGACGGCAAACCATGGATGCCCTTCGATGGCAAAGTGGCCGGGGTGCCGAGGCTGGAGTGGCCGAGTTTCCCCGACGACATGGGAATGGGCGATGGGGTGGCCCACTGGATGGACCGCCTTGCAGCCCTTGGAAACGGCCAAGTTCCGGCGGTGGTGCGAACTGCATGGAGTGCCCTTGTAGCACCCTAACGCCCTGCTCACCGGCTGGGCACCGGAGGATGACAATGCTCTGGGGAACCTGTGTGAAAGTGAGTGAGGCGATCATGCGAGAAAAAGATTGGCCCATGGGGCCCCGTCCGACGTGCAGCAGGTGGTTAGCGCCGAACCCTGCCAAGAATGTGTGCGGCTAAGGGATGCTCTTAACGCGATAGTCTGCTTGGCGGCCGAGGGGCCGGACGTGTACCGCGCCGAAGGGAAGAGCTTGGCGTTCCTGTTGGAGAACATCGCGGCAGAGGCATGTTCTGCCCTTTCTGGGCGCTAACAGCAGATTATCCGAACCGTGCAAGGTAGGAGGCCCCCTATGGCCTATCGCCGCTCCCACCGCTACTCCCGCCAGATCGCCGCCGCCCGCGCGGCCAAGGCCCGCCTGCGCGAAGAGGGCCCGGCGCCCGACTACCCGGTTGAGCTTCCCGAGCTCCGGCGCGAGGTCGTGGTGGTCGACTACGACACCGGAGCCCCCGTGGTGAGCCACTGGCGCCTCTACCGCACCGCGCGTGTCGACTGCTACCGGGTCGAGGAGGGCGGCCGCCCCTGGGCGGGCCGCCACGGCTGGGCCAAGGTGCTCGCCGCGGTGCGCCAGCGGTTCCCTCGGGTGCTTTCGGCGGAGGCCTGCGGATGAGCCAGGCCCTACTGCTCCTCCTCTCCGGCTCGGCCGCCTGGCTCGTCACCCGGGGCACGCCCGGCGCCGCGGCGCTGGGCTGCGCCCTCGGGCTCCTGGGCCAGCCCCTCTGGCTCTGGTCCTCTTGGCGCGCGCGGCAGTGGGGCATCTTCGCCCTGTCGGTCTGGTACTTCTGGTCGTGGGGCACCGGCCTCGCACTCGCCCTGGCGGCCCTGCGGGGGGCGCACCCGTGAGCGACCTCTTCGCCCGCCTGGCCGAGCTGCCGCTCCACCAGGTGCTCGGCAGCCGCCTGCCCGGCCTCAAGAAGGCCGGCGCCGAGTACAAGGCGTGCTGCCCGCTGCACGGCGAAAAGACGCCGAGCTTCACCCTCTACGAGAAGGCCGGCAAGGGGGCCTGGAAGTGTTTCGGCTGCGGCAAGGGGGGCGACGCCGTCGATTTCGTCGTCCTCACCGAGCACCTCGACAAGTGGGCCGCGGCCGTGCGCCTCGCCCAAGAGAACGGGGTGCCCGTGCCCGAGCGCCGCCCGCCCACCGACGCCGAGCGCGCCCAGCGCGACGCCGAGGCCGAGGCCAGGGCTGCGGCCGAGGCCCACCGGGCCGAGTGCCTCCGCTGCCTCGCCCTGGCCCAGCACTACTACGTCAAGGCCCTCGCGGCCGACCGCCCCGAGGCCGAGCGGGCCCGCGCCTACCTGGCCGGCCGCGGCCTCGGGGCCGACGTGCCCGGGGTCGAGGCCTGGGGCTTCGGCTACGCGCCCGACACCCGGAGCCTCTGCGACTACCTCGACGGCCAGGGCGTCACGGCCGAGGTGCGGGCCGCCGCCGGCCTCACCAAGCTCGAAGAGAACGGGCGCGAGTGGCGCCGCTTCCGCAACCGCGTCACCCTGCCCATCCGCGACCCCGACGGCCGCGTCCTCTCCTTCGTCGCGCGGGAGCTGCCCGAGGGGGCCGGGTGAGCGCGCCCCTCCAGACCGGCCCCTCCGTGGGCCCTTGCGGGACTGCTCGTCCATGAGCAAGAAGCCCAAGTACGTCAACGGCCCCAACACGGCCGTGTTCGAGAAGGGCGAGGTGCTCTACGGCCTCGACCTCGCCCGGGCCGAGGTGCGCAAGAGCGGCCGCGCCGTGCTCGTCGAAGGCCAGCTCGACGCCGTGGCCCTGCACCTCTTCGCCGGCCTCCCCGGGGCCGTGGGCCTCCAGGGCTCGCAGCTCACGCCGGCCCAGGCGGCGCGGCTCGTCGCCGAGGGCTGCCGCGACGCCGTCTTGGTGCCCGACCCCGACGGCAAGCTCGACCTCGCCCGCGCCCTCGAAATCGGCCTCGAGGCCCGGCTCCCCCTGCGACTGGCCCAGCTGCCCGCGTGCAAGGGCTGCGGCAAATGGGACCCCGACACCGTGGCCCGCGCGCCCTTTGGCCCCTGGGGCGACGTGCCCGGCGCCCAGTGGCTCGCCGAGCTCGTCGCCGATGCCCCGGGCCTCTGGCCCGTGCTCCTGGCGCGGCTCGACGCCCGGCGGCTCGACGCCACCGCGCTCACCGCGGCCATCGCCCGCGAGCTCGCCCCCCTGCTCGCCGCGGCCCCGCCCGCCGAGCGCGAGCTCATGGCCGCCGAGGCCGGCGAGCGCCTGGGGCTGGGCGACGGCAAGGCGCGCAGGAAGCTCGGCGTGCGCGCCTTCCGGCGGGCCGCGGGGCTCCTGGCCGAGGGCGGCAAGAAGCCCAAGGCCGAGCGCCCCCTCTCGCTGCCGCCCGAGCCCGGGGCCCCCGGGGCCCCGCCCGCCGCCGGCCAGCCCGAGCGCTGCACCGACCGCGGCAATGCGCTCCGCCTCGTGCGCCACCACGGCGCCGACCTCCTCTGGTGCGAGGAAGAAGACGTCTGGTACCTCTGGGACGGCCGGCGCTGGGCCAAAGACCGCACCGGGGCCGTGCACCACCGGGCCGACGCCACGATCGACGCCCTCTGGCGCGAGGCCTCGGGCGCCGTCAACGGCCACCGCTACGAGCTGTGCGAGTGGGCCGAGAAGAGCGAAGACGGCCGGCGCATCCGCGAAATGATCCGCCTCGCGCGCCACCACCTGCCCGTCGTCCCCGAAGAGCTCGACACCGACCCCTGGCTCCTCTGCGTCCAGAACGGCGTCATCGACCTCAAGACCTCCGCGCTCCGGCCCCACCGCCGCGACGACCGCATCTCGAAGCTCTGCCCCGTGCCCTACGAGCCCCAGGCCCGGGCGCCGCTGTGGCTGCGGTGCCTGCACCGGTGGATGGACGACGACGTCGAGATGATCGGCTTCCTCCAGCGCGCCGCCGGCTACAGCCTCACCGGGCTCGTGGGCGAGCACTGCTTCTTCCTCTGCCACGGCGACGGGCGCAACGGCAAGAGCACCTTCCTCGACACCCTGCGCGGCATCCTGGGCGAGCACGCCTGCGGCCTCCGCATCGAAGTGCTCCTCGCCCAGGATCGCGTCCAGGTGGGCCCCAGCCCCGACATCGCGCGGCTCAAGGGCCGGCGCCTCGTGGTCAGCACCGAGCCCGACGAGGGCGTGCGTTTGGCCGAGGGCCTCGTCAAGGCGCTCACCGGCGGCGAAGACATCTCCGCGCGGTTCCTCCACCGCGACACCATGGATTTTTCGGCCACCCACAAGCTCTGGCTCGGCGTCAACCACCTGCCCCAGATCCGGGGGCAAGACGAGGGCATCTGGAGCAAGATCCGCAAGGTGCCGTGGGACGTCGTCATCCCCCCGGCCGAGCGCGACCCCGAGCTCAAGGCCAAGCTCCGCGCCGAGTGGCCCGGCATCCTCGCCTGGGCCGTCGACGGCGCCGAGATCTACCGCCGCGAGGGCCTGCGGCCCCCCGAGAAGGTGCTCGCCGCCACCCGCGAGTACAGCCACGAGCAAGACGTGGTGGGGCGGTTCCTCGAGGAGTGCACCGAGACGAGCACGAGCGCGTGGTGCCTGGCCTCGGCCCTCTACGAGGCCTACGAAGAGTGGGCCAAGGGCAACGAGGTCGTGCTCAGCCAGGCCAAGTTCGGCCGCGTGCTCACCCGCAAGGGGATGCGGAAGGGCCGCAGCGCCGTGGGCGGCAAGACCACCTACGAGGGGCTGGGGCTGAAGACGTGAGCGACACCCCCGACGTGGGCGCCGTGGTCGCCCAGCTCCTCGACCCCGCCCGGCGGGTCACCGTGCTCGCCGCGGCGGCGGCCAAGGCCGAGAGCGAGTACCGGCAGGCGCCCACCAAGGCGAACCTCGACGCCTGGCAGGCGGCGCTCCGCGAGCTCAAGGCCGGGGCGGCGCCCGAGGCCCCGGCCCCGGCGCCCGAGGCCGAGCGCGCCTACACCGCCAAGGAGGCCCTCGAGTACCTGCGGGCCCAGGGGTGGAAGTGCGGCAAGTCGAAGCTCTACGACGACACCGCGGCCGGCGTCATCGGCCGGGGCAAAGACGGCCGCTACACCCGCCGCGCGCTCGACGACTACGGCCCCCGCTGCGGGCCCCTCACGGGAGAGAGCCGCGAAGAGGGCGACCGGCGCCTGGCGCGCGAGAAGCAGGAGCACGAGGTGCGAAAGCTCGCGGCCGAGGCCGACCGCCGGCAGCTCCAGCTCGGCCGCGAGCGGGGCGAGCTCATCAGCCGCGCCGACGCCGAGCGGGCCCTGGCCGCGCGGGCGCTGCTCTTGCGGGGCGACGTCGAGGGCTGGGCCCACGAGGTGCCGCTCACCATCGTCGACCGCTTCGGCCTCGCGGCCGAGGCGCTGCCCGAGCTGCGCTCGCTGCTGCTGGCGGCGGCCAAGGAGTGGCTCGGAAGGTACGCGGAAGACAAGGAGTTCGCGCAGATGCTGCCCGCGGGGGGCGAGCCGTGAGCCCCACCCCGGCCCCCCTCTTCGCCAACGAGGTGCGCTGGCGCTTCACGCCGGCCGAGCGCGAGGCGTTCCGCCTGGGCGACGAGCGCACCACCGTCGAGTGGGCCGAGGCCACGATCAAGCTCCCCCCGGGCGTCACCGAGCTGCACGGCCCCTGGCGCTCGGCCGTCACCCCCTACGCCCGCGAGCCCATGAACCTGTGGGACGACGACCACGTGCGCCGCTCCGTCAAGTGCTGGGCCCCCCAGACGGCCAAAACGATGACGAGCTACCTCCCGGTCTTGCGCCGCCTCGCCCGGGGCCAGGGCCCGGCGCTCCTGGTCATGAGCGCCGAGGCCGGCGCCCGCAAGATGTTCCGCGACTACGTCACCCCCATCGCGCTCCACAGCCCCGGCCTCGCGGCGCTCCTCAGCACCAACACCCGCGAGGATCTCACCTCGTCGACCATCCGCTTCCTGGGCGACCGCGGCCGGTTCGACTCGGCCTGGGCCACGAGCCTCCCGCGCCTCAAGTCGTTCTCGTACCGCATCGCCCTGGGCGACGAGGTCGAAGACTGGCCGAGCGACGTCGACGGCGGCGGCGACCCCGAAGCGCTCCTCGACGTGCGCACCCGCTTCTACCCCCACACCTCCCGGATCGAGCTCGTATCGAGCCCCGGGGGCGAGCGCGGCGTGTGGGCGAAGCTCGCCGAGTGCCAGGAGGTGCGCGTCTACCTCGCCCGGTGCCCCCATTGCGGCGCCGAGCAGCGCCTGGTGTGGCCGGTTAAAGGAAGCCCCTGGTACCCCCGGTGGGAGTTCGACCCCACCCACGACCCCAGCCGCATCGAGGGCGAGCACGGCGCCCGCTACCTGTGCGCCGCGGCGGGCTGCGGCGCCCGGTGGAGCGACGCCGAACGCGACCGCGCCGTGGCCACGGGCCGCTGGCAGGCCGTCGGCAAGGAGTACCTCGCGCCCGCCCGCTGGGACGACCCCTTCCCCGAGCCCCCCGCCGTGCGGAGCCTGCGGCCCGTGTCGGTGGGCTACCACCTGGCCGCGTGGACCTCGCGCCTCGTCAGCCTCAGCAAGGTCGTGGCCGAGTTCCTGCGGGCCGAAAAGACGCCCGACCCCGTCGAGCGCCGCCAGAAGCTCAAGGCCTGGACCAACAACTACCCCGCCCACCCCTGGCTCGACGAGCGGCCCCCCGAGGTCGCCGCCGACAAGGTGCTCGGCCTGCGCGACGACCGGCCCGAGGGCCAGGTGCCGCTCTGGGGCCTCGCCGTGTTCGTCACCGCCGACGTCCAGGAGGGCGGCATCTACTGGGAGGCCCGGGCCTGGGGCGCCGGCAAGAAGAGCGCCGGCCTCCAGCACGGCTACCTCCCCCGGGTGGGCGCCGTGGCCGGGCCCGCCGAGCCCGGGTGGGAGCACGTGGCGCCCGACTTCCGGCTCCTGGCCCAGGTGCTCCGGCGCGAGTGGTGCACCGCCGACGGCGAGCTCCTGCCCACGCGCTTCGCCCTCGTCGACTCCGGGTACCGCACCGACGAGGTCTACGAGGCCTGCCGCCTCACCGGGGCCGTGCCCAGCAAGGGGGCCGACCACAAGAAGGTCCCGCTCACCTACCACAAGATCGACACCATCCCCGGCACCGGCAAGGCCCTGCCCGGGGGCCTCCAGCTCGTCAGCTACGACGCCAACCACTGGAAAGACGAGCTCGCCCGGCGCCTGGCCTCGGGGCCCGGGGGCCTGTGGGCCCTGCACGCCGACACCGGCGACGACTACGCCGCCCACTACGCCGCCGAGGCCCGCGACGAGACCACCAAGGAGTGGGTGCTCCGGGGCCGGCGCGCCAACCACTGGTGGGACTGCGGGGTCTTGCAGGTGGTGGCCGCGCAGATCCAGGAGCAGCTGCTCTTAAAGCTCGAGCGCCTCTGCGCGCCGCCGCGCGCCCCGGCGCCGGTGCGCCCCCCGGCCGAGCCCGTGCCCGGCAACCCCCTGAGCGGACGAAACCTCAACCCCCACGCCAAGAGGTGACACCATGACCATCGAAATCTCTCTGCCCCGCACCCTCGACGGAGCCTGTTACGACCGCAAGCTCGGCGCGGCCTGCCCCGGCGAGGGCTGCGGCGAGCGCAAGCCCAAGGTGGTGCGCACCCTGCCCTGGGAGCACGGCGTGCGGGTGCGCTATCACCGCTGCCAGCGGTGCGGCGTCACCTTCAAGAGCCTCGAAGAAGAGGCGCCCCCCGCGCCCGAGCCGGCGCCGGCCCCGGCCCCGGCCGCCGGCTTTCGGAGCAATTTGCGGCACCCGCTGGCGAGGGGTTGAGGGAGGTGGGGCGATGAGCGACACCGCCAACCCAGGCTCCACGGGAGACCTCTCCCCCTGGCAGCACAACCCCCGCAAGGTCAGCCCCGACGCCCTCGGCCGGCTGCGCAAACAGCTCGCCGCCTTCGGCGACCTGGGCGGCATCGTTTTCAACGTGCGCACGGGACGTCTCGTGGGCGGCCACCAGCGAGTGAGCTCTCTTGACGGAAGCTGGCCCATCGACAAGCAGGAGGCCCCCGACGCCCTCGGCACCGTGGCCGTTGGCTGGATCGACACGCCCCACGGACGCTTCTCGTACCGCGAGGTGGACTGGCCCGCGGAGAAGGAAGCCTTGGCCAACCTGGCCGCGAACAACCCGACCGGCACGTTTGACCCGGACCTCCTCGAGCCTCTGCTTACAGAGCTTCATGCCTTGCCCGAGATCGATTTGGATCTGAGCGGCTTCTCGGAGCAATCCCTTGCGAAGTTGCTCTCTCCAGAGACAGAAGAGCCCGAGGTGAAGGAGTGGGAGCTCGGCACGGTGTACGAGCCGTTCTGGATCGTCTTGCGCGGTCCGGTAGAGCTCTTTGGCCGGGTGAAGGCCTTGCTGGATACGCTCGACGACGAGCGGATCCTCGTGGAGACGAGCCTATGATGAGGCGGCAGTGGAAGCCGGTAGACAACACCGCCCTCGGCCCCAAGGTCGAGATCCGGCGACGGCTCCTGCAGGAGTTGGCGGCACCCTCGGTGCTCGACTGCTATGCGGGCTCGGGCGAGCTTTGGCGAAGCTGCTACCAGGGGGTCCGCTACCTGGGCTTGGACAGGAAGAGGATCGTGGACGGAAGGAAGGTGCTGCAGATCGACAACCGCGAGTTCCTTAGGCGGGCCAACCTGGCCGAATACAACCTCTTCGACCTCGATGCCTACGGAAGCCCCTGGCATCCTTTTCTGATCGTGCTTCACCGCCGCAAGCTCCCCCTAGGCGAACGGCTGGCCTTTGCGCTCACCGACGGTTTGCAGTTCAAACTGCGGATGAGCGACTGCCCCACCGGACTCAAGCGCTACATCGGCCTTCCGCCCAAGATGACGATCCCCTGCCTCGGCCGGCACCAGGAGTTCCTCTCCTCCCTTATCGTCAGCCGCGCGGCCGAGGCCGCCGGGGCGCGGATCCTTCTCTCTCTGATCTCGCGCAACGTCCGGGGGAACATGAGGTATCTGGGCCTCCTCGTCGAGGGGACAGAAAACAAAGGCCAATGATTTCAATAACATACAAGACAACCCTTTTCTTTTCGTGCCTGTCGTTTTTCTTCCAAGCCTAACCCATCGAAACGACTACAGAAACCGAAGCCCAACAAGGGCCCTTGCCGAAACTCCCCCTCCTATCCCCTGGACCCGGGCCCAGAAGGGGCGTTCCCGGGCCTTCTCCGAAGCCGCCCTTGGAGGGGTGTCGGCTCGGACTGTCGCCGAGTTGTTGACAAAATAACGGGTGAATGGTATAAGTACTTAAGAACAGACACTTTTCCCCGTCAGGAGGTCCCCCATGTCGATCATCTACACCCCGTCTGGCAAGGCCCGCGAGTACGCCGACCTGGCCGCCAACCTCTATGCCGGGTGCAGCCACGCCTGCGCGTACTGCTACGCCCCGGCTGCCTGCCGGCGCACGCCCGAGCAGTTCCGGCAGGCGGCTCCCCGGGCCGACGTGCTGGCCCAGCTCTCGCGCGAGGCCCCGGCGCACCGCGACGCCGAAGTGCACCTGTGCTTCACCTGCGACCCCTACCAGCCCCTCGAAACCTCTCTGCGCCTCACTCGCCAGGCACTGGGCATCTTCACCACCAACGGCGTCCGCGCCCGCATCCTCACCAAGGGAGGCACCCGGGCCCTCGACGACCTGCCTTACTTGGTCGCCAACCGTGCCCTCTTCGGAGCCACGCTCACCTTCTGCTCGGCCAAAGACTCCCGAAAGTGGGAGCCCGGGGCAGCGCTGCCCTCCGACCGGCTCGAGGCCCTCAGCCAGGCCAAGGCCGCCGGCCTCGAAACCTGGGCGAGCTTCGAGCCCGTGATCGACCCGGCCCAAACCCTCGATCTCATCCGCTCGGTCGTGGGCGTGGTCGACGTCTTCAAGGTAGGCAAGTGGAACCACGACGCGCGCGCCAAAGAGATCGACTGGCCCCGTTTCGCCCGCGAGGCCCAGCAACTTCTTGACGACCTCGGCGTGCGCTACTACCTCAAGGACGACCTTCGCAAGCATCTCCCGTCCGATTCCTCTTGCGCCCGGGCGCAAGCGAGCTAGACTGCTTCACACCCGCCGGGCATCCCGCCCAGCGGCCACCGACTCGCCGGCCGGCTCCCCCTCGGGGGGCAGAAGGTGCGGCAAGGAGGCACGAACCATGAAGACCTCGACCGTCACCCTCCCGCTCCAGACCCAGCGCACCCAGACCGTCTCTCTTCCCCTCCGCCGCGCCCTCGACCTCGGCAAAACGTACGCCCGCATCAAGTACGTGCCCACCCTCCCGGTCGACCTCCTCCAACTCCAGGCCGTCGTCGGCGAGTACACCCCCGAGCAGGGGCGCATCGCCGGAGAGTTCGAGCGCCTGACCGCCCAGATCCGCTGCCTCGCAGCCGGGCAGCCGGTAGCCGCCGAGGTCAAGACCGGCTCGCTCGCCAAGCGCGAGGCCTTCGCCGTCGAGCAGATCCGCGCCGCCAAGGCCGCCGAGCGAAAGCTCGCGGCCCGTGAGAAGAGCACCCGCAAGAAGATCGCCGCCCTCCAGAAGCAGCAGCAAGACCTCATCCGCCAGCGCCGCGAGCTCAACGGCCGCGTCGCCGTCGAGCGCCGCCAGGCCGCCGCCGGCAAGCGGGCCGCCGAGGCCGAGGCCCTGGCCGCCGGGCGCTTCTGGGAGTGCGAGGAGGCCACGCTCAAGGAGTTCTTCCGGGTTCCCTTCGGTTGCCGCAAGCTCGTCGACGTCTCCCAGCAGCACCGCGCCGCCCTCTTCGTCGAGCTCGAGCACGGCGAACGCGACGGCTACGGCGCGCTCGTCCCCACGCACCGGGCCTTCCTATGCGGCATCGACGACAACGGCGAGCAGTGGGGGTTCCGGGTCCAGGCGGCCCGCGACGAGTGGGACCTGTGGGACTACGAGAGCAAGGTAGAAGACGCCATGGCCGTGTGTTGGGGCGTCGAGGTCGCCACCGTGCGGCGGGCCTGGCGGCAGGGCGAGGTGCTCTTCTGGGCCGCGGAGCTCCCGGCCTCGCTCGGCGACAAGCGGGTGGGCACGCAAACCCTTGCTCCCTCGCACACCGCCGCGGCGCCGAACCTGTGGGCCACCGGCACGAAGCGCGACGGCACCGGCTACCTGTGGTCCGAGGCCGAGCCCATCCGCATCGAACACCCCACGCACGCCGCGCTCCTGCTGCCCGCCGGGAGCTACCGCTACGCCATCCACGGCTACGACGCCGACTGATCCACCCCCCACCCCCCCCGGGGGCCCCGCGAGGGGCCCCCTCTTTTCGAGAGGAGGCCTGACCCATGCTCACCCACCCCCTGGCCGAGCTCTACGACGGCACCGTCGACGAGCTCAAGCGCACCCTTACCCGGGGCGAGCTCTGCCTGATCGCCGACGTCATGAACGGCACCTGGCTCCTGCCCGGCCTTGTCGGCCAGCACGTGCTCGCCAATGTGGCCGACGCCTTTGCCCTCTACCCCGGCCAGTACGAAGACAAGTGGCAGGTGGAGAAAGAGGCGGTTCTCGGCAAGCTTCAGGGGCTCCCCGGCTGGCACCTGGGCGTCTTGGAGGTGTGGGCCGCCCGCTTCTGGCAGCAGGTGTCGAACACCCCGGGCGCCTGGGACCACGACCCCTACCTGACCCCGGGCGGCTACGCCGAGGCGGGCGCCCTCGACCAGGCCGAGAAGAAGCTTGCCCACGCCGCCGACCTCATGGAGCAGACCAAGGGCGCGTTCAAGTCGAAGCTCATCGCCGAGGCCAAGGACGAAGTGACCGAGGCCTTGCGGCTTCTCAAGAGCCTGTGACGATGAACCCTCCCGACCTCTTCTCTCGGGCGGCGCCGAGTCGTAGCCGTAGGCCGGGCACCGCCCACCGAACCCCTGTAGCAAGCCCCACGGCCCGCCCCCTCGGCGGGCCTCTCTCTGAGACTTCGTTTCCAAAATAGAACGAAGTCCGTTCTATTCTAGAAACGCGCCCCCTTCCGCCCCCGCCCCCGATCTGTTCTACTGCCCCCCGTACATCACGCGAAACACCCGAAAGAGCGCCGGCCGTGCAGGGGCCTGCATCCCCTGCACGCGTCGGCGCTCGACGTTTTCGCCCCAAGGAGTCGCGCCGTTGGCCACAGCCGCCGAACTACTCGCCGCCGTCGACGCCGCCATTCTGAGCGTGCTCACCCACGGGCAGGCCCTGGGCACCGAGGGCAAGACGTGGACGAAGGCCGACCTGGGGCAGCTGCGCGAAACTCGCAAAGAGCTCCAGCGCGAGGTGGCCGCCGCCACCCACCCCCTGCGCCGCGCCTGGGCCGGCACCGTGGGGCGCGACTGATGGGGGCGGCGCTGGCCCTGCCCCGCGGCACCGTGCTCGACGCCGCCGGCACGCCCCTGCGGCCCTCGGCCTCACACGGCCGCCACGTGCGGCGCCACGGCGCCACCGCCAAGGGGCAGCTCGTCAACTGGATCAACCAGGTGGTCGGCGCCCGGGTGGCCGAGCGCGAGAAGCGCGTCGTGTCCGACCGCGCCGCCGACCTCTACGTCAACTCGGCCATCGCCAAGGGCGTGATCGACGGCGTGGTCACCGAAATGGTGGGCACGGGCCTCACCCCGCTGCCCGCGCCCATGCTCGAGCACCTCGGCCTCGGCAACGACTGGTCCGAGGAGTGGAGCGCTGCCTGCGAGTCGCTCTTCGAGCGCTGGGGCTTCGACCCCCGCCACTGGTGCGACCACACCCGCCGCATGAACGCCTACCAGCTGCAGGCCCTGGCGGCGTTCTACTGGCACCTCGACGGCATCGCCCTCTTCCAGGTGCGCTTCACCCGCGACCCCCTGCGGCCTTCGGGGCTCTCGCTGCTGCCCATCGACCCCACCCGGCTCCAGACCCCCCAGGGCAAAGAGCACTCGGCCGCCGAGATCTACGACGGCGTCGAGGTCGACGCTGAGGGCGCCCCCGTGGCCGTGCACATCACGCGGCCCTCGCCGGCGGGCACGTACAGCAAGACCGGGGGCGCGAGCGTGCGCGTGCCCCTGTGGCACGCCGAAACCGGGCTGCCCCAGGTGCTGCTGGTGTGCGACGTGCGCAACGTGGCCGAGTACCGGCAAGACTCGCTGCTCAGCTCGGTGATCCCCGAGATCAAGACCAACGACGACCTCGTCGAGGCCGCGCTCATCCGCACCATGCTGCTGAACCTCTTTACCCTCTACGTCTCGCAAGAGACGCCCGGCGCCGGGTTCCCCGGGATTACGGCGCCCATGGCCGGCACGGGCTCCGCCGACCCCCAGCAGGTCGACTGGGCGCAGCGCGTCTACGAGCTCTCGAAGGGGTTGGTGCTCGAAGGCCCCCCGGGGTACAAGCCCGAGCCCATCGAGAACAGCGCGCCCGGCCCCGGGTTCAGCGACATGTGGCGGTCGATCATCTCGCGGGTGGGCATGGCCACGCAGCGGGGCAGCGAGAACGTGCTGCGCGAGTACAACGCCAGCTACTCCGCCTCGCTCGCCTCCATCGAGAACGCCGAGCGGTTCTCCGAGCTCGGGCGGTGCGTGCTCAACAGCACCTACAACCAGCCCGTGCACAGCTGGCTGCTCTACGAGCGGTTCCTCGCCGGCGAGCTCCCGGTGCCGGCCCGGTACACCCGCGAGCGCTTCCTGCGCGAGCTCTACGCCTTCACCCGGGCCGAGTGGCTGCCGCCCCCGGCGCGGGTCATCCGCCCCGACGTGCAGGCCAAGGCCAACCAGGTGAACCTCGAAACCGGCGCCGACACCCTGCCCGACATCTACGCCCGCCGGGGCCTCAAGTGGCGCGAGCAGCGCCGCAAGACGGCGCAGGTCAAGGCCTACGACCTGCGCCTCGAGCGAGAGTTTCCCGGCATCTCCATGACCGACGCCCCTCCGGCCCCGGAGCCCCCCACCGGCCGAGGCCCCGACGACGAAGACGAGCCGATCGACGGGGCAGACGAAGAGGAAACCATCGATGCGCCTTGACCTCTGGTACGGCCGCCCCTGGGCGCTGCTGCCCGCGAAGATGGACGAGATCCAGGGCGCCGTCGACGCCCTCGCCGCCGGCGCCCGCCTCGAGGGCTTCGCCGCCGGCAAGAGCGGCCACCGGGCCGACGACTCCCTGGTGGTGCACGACGGCGTCGCCGTCATCCCCGTCTACGGCACCCTCGACAGCAAGGCCAACCTCATCGGCGACGCCAGCGGCGGCACCAGCTACCAGCTCCTGGCCCGCGACATCCGCGCCGCCGCGGCCGACCGCAGCGTCGACGCCCTGCTGCTCGACATCGACAGCCCCGGCGGCTCTACCGACGGCGTCTTCGAGGCCGTGGCCGCCGTGCGCGAGGCGCGGGCCAAAAAGCCCGTTGTGGCCTACACCGGCGGGCACATGACCAGCGCCGCCTACTGGATCGGCTCGGCGGCCTCGCGGGTGGTGGTGTCGCCCCAGTCGATGGTGGGCTCGATCGGCGTGCGCATGGTGCACACCGACCGTTCCGAGTCCGACGCCCGGGCCGGCGTCAAGCGCACCGAGATCTACGCCGGCCAGTACAAGAGCGCCGGCACCGACTCCGCCCCCCTCGACGCCGACAGCAAGGCCTATCTGCAGGCCATGGCCGACAAGCTCCACACCGTGTTCGTCGAGAGCGTGGCGGCCCAGCGGGCAGGGGCCAGGCTCACCGTGGCCGACGTGCTCGCCAAAGGCGCCCGCGTCTACGTGGGCGCCGAGGCCGTGAAAGAGAAGCTCGCCGACAAGGTCGGCGACATGACCCTGGCGCGCAAGACCGCGCGGAAGGAGATCCGCATGAATCGAGAGCAGCTCAAGGCCGAACACCCCGAACTGTACCAGGCCGTCCTCCAGGAGGGCGCCGCCTCGGTCGTCGTGCCCGACGTGGGCGCGGCGGCGGCCGCGGCACGCGCCGAGGGCGTGGCGGCCGAGCGCACGCGGGCCGTCAAGCTCGTGAGCGCCCACGGCCCCCTCGACCTCACCCTGGCCGCCCTGCAAGAGGGCGCCGAGCCCGGCGACTTCGCCCTGAGCGTGCTGCAGGCCGAGCGCGAGGGGCGCGCCGCCGGCCTCGACCGCCTGGCCGCCAGCCTGGCCCCGGCCGTGCCCTCGGCCCCCGCCGCCAGGCCCGAGGCCGCCGGCGACGTGGTCGACTTCATGGCCGCGGCCCGGGCCCGGGCCCAAGAGAAGGGGCTCGGCCTGGCCGAGGCCGTGCGGCAGGTCACCGCCGAAAGCCCCGACCTGCGCGAGGCCTACGCCCACGACGCGTGCCGCAAGGCGAGCCGCAAGAGCGAGTAGCCGCCGCGCGGCCCGCTCCCCCTACCCGAAACCGCTCACCGCACAGGAGCCGACACCATGAGCCAGCAGATCAAGCGCACCTTCACCGCCGGCGAAGCCCTCACCGCCTACGCGCGGGTCAAGGTCAAGAGCGGCACCGCCACCGATCCCGTGCAGGTCGATCTGGCCGGGGCCGGCGAGCAGCACATCGGCGTCACCGAGTACGCGGCCGCCTCCGGCGACCCCGTCGAGGTGATCCTCAACGCCGCCCCCCGCTTCGGCACCGCCGCCGAGGCCTTCGCCCGCGGCGCCACCCTCTACGGCGCGGCGGCCGGCGGCATCCAGGACACGAGCTCGGGCTCGGCCATCGGGCAGGCCCTGGCCGCGGCCACCGCGAGCGGCGACGTGGTCGAGTTCGCGCCCTACCAGGTGCTCAGCACCACGGCCGCCACGGTCTCGGTGGCCGACACCGGCAGCTTCACCGCCGCCACCACCGTCGAGGCGGCCCTGGCCGAGATCTACCAGCACCTCAAGAGCGCCCAGGGCTTCATCCCCGTGCCGCTCACGAGCCTGCGCGAGGTCACCACCAACGACATCCCCAACGCCGCCGGCAACGGCGGGGTGCTGGCCACCGACTCCACCCCCACGCTCGAATACACCAACGGCGACACCGACAGCTGCCTGCGCGTGCTGTGGGCCGCGTCCAACGCCGACCCCGTCTGCTTCCAGGTGCCGCTGCCCCCCGACCTCAACGACGCCGCCGACGTGGTGATCCACTTCCGCGCCGCCATGGCGGGCGCCACCGACACCCCGGTCCTCAGCGCCGACTGCTTCTTCAACGAGGGCGACACCAAGGTGGAGGACGACTCGGCCGCCGTCACCGGCACCACCTTCGCCGAGTACACGATCACCGTGGCCGCGGCCGACGTGCCCGCCGGCGCCCAGACTCTGAGCTGCGAGCTCACGCCGGGCGCCCACACCACCGACACCCTGAGCCTCACCGCTCTGTGGATCGAGTACACGCGCACCATCCTGACGAGCTGAGCGTAACGCGACCCGGGCTGTGCAGGAGCCCTCCGCCCCCTTGAACCCGAAACCGTGACCAACGGAGGAATGCCATGCCCAGACCCACCAGCGCCACCACCCTTCAGCGCCCCGACCTCGGGGCCCTCATGTACGAGTACTTCATGGGGCTCGACCGGCAGGGCTTCATCGGCCGGCTCGTGCTCCCCGTGTTCGGCGTGCAGGAGAAGAGCGCCGACTACCCCGTCATCCCGGTCGAGTCGCTCCTCAAGGTGCCCGAAGACGGCGGCAAGCGCGCCCCGCGGTCGGCCTACGGCCGCGACGACTTCGAGTTCGCCACCGGCACGTACAGCTGCAAGGAGTACGGCCGGGAGGCCCCGGTGGACGACGTCGAGGCAGCCCTCTACCGGCGCTACTTCGACGCCGAAGAGGTGGCCTCTCAGCGCGCCACCCTCATGCTCGCCATCCTCTACGAGATGCGCTGCGCCAGCATGCTGCTGGCCACCGGCACCTTCGGCAACGCGGCCTGCGCGGTGGCGTGGTCCACCGCGGCCACCGCCACCCCGGGGGTCGACGTCAAGACGGCCCGCTCCGCCATGCGCGACGCCAGCGGCATGGAGCCCAACGTCATGGTCATGAGCAAGTCGGTGTTCGACAACCTCATGGTCACCGCCGAGATCAAGGCCGCCTTCCAATACACGAACCCCATCGAGGGGATGAGCCGCGAGGCCAAGCGGCGCCTCGCCGCCCAGTACTTCGAGGTGGACGAGGTGCTGGTGGCCGGCGGCATGTACGACACCGCCAAGAAGGGCCAGGCCACCAGCAGCCTCACGCAGATCTGGGGCACCGGCACCGTGGGGCTCTTCCGGGTGGCTTCCTCCGAGAGCCAGGACCTGCGCGAGCCCGTCGTGGGCCGCACCTTCCTCTGGGAGGAAGACAGCCCCGAGCTCTTCGTCACCGAGCAGTACGAAGAGCCCCAGACCCGCAGCCAGGTGTACCGGGTGCGCCACCACACCGACGAGCGGCTGGTGTACGCCGGCGTCGGGCGGCTCATCACCGGCGTTTCCGGCTAGGAAGACAGCCCGTGAGCTTTGCCGAGGCGGCGGCCGAAATGGCCGCCGCCCTCAGCAGCGAGGCGGCCTTCGGCGAGACCCTGACCGTCGGGGGCGTCGAGGTGCTGGGCACGTGGTCCGACGTGGCCCTCGAAGACCTGGGCTCGGGCTTCGTCGCCGACGCGGTCGAGGTCTGGATCCCGCGCTCCGCCGTGGCGAGCCTGACGCGCGGGCAGCAGCTCGTCCGGGGTGCCGGCGGCGCCGTGGCGCTCGACCTGGGCGACGGCGTGGGCCTTGAGCTGGGCGACGGGGTCGTGCTGGGCCTGGAGCCCTCGGGCGAAGTGTGGGAAATCGACGCGGTGCAGGCGGGCCCGGTCTGGTGGCACTGCCGCTGCTTCCGCCGGATTCGCCCCGTGCCGCGGGGCGGCTAGGAGGAAAAGATGCGCCGACGCCTGTCCGAAGCCGCCATTCCCGCTGCCGCGGCCCTTGCCCTGGTGCTCTGGGTCGTGCTGCTGCCCGCGCCCTCGCCTTACTACGGCCCGTCGGTCTACGCCGCGATCAACACGGCCACGCCGATCACGAGCCTCTCTGTGCTGACCACCCTGCCCGGCAACGCCCGCTGGTACGTGATCATCCCCACGGGGGGCGGCTGGAGCAACCGCGCGGTGTCGGCCACGACGGCGCTCGGCGGGTACCTCACCACGGCGCCCGCCGGCGGGGGCATCACCACCGTCGACTGGTCCGCGGCGCTCACCACCTGGCCCTCGGCCACCGTGAGCACCACCGGGCACGCCCACTCGTCGTACATCGGCACGGTCGACTGGTCGGCCGCACTCACCACCTGGCCCGCCGCGAGCTACCAGCCCTACCTGGGCACCGGGTCCGCCGCCCAGTTTCTGCGCGGCGACTGGACGTGGCAGACCCTGGGCACGGGCGGCGGTGGCGGCGGCGACATGTTCAACGCCGACAACCTCTCGGGGCTCACGAGCTTCGGCCGCGCCCGGCTGAACCTCGGGCTCGGCGCGGCGGCCACCCTCGGGCTCGGCACCGGCGCCAGCACCGTGGCCGCGGGCGACCACGGCCACTTGGGCTACCTCGGCACCGTCGATTGGTCGGCCGCGCTCACCACC